CCTCTCTCAAAACCTTCAATAATGAAGATCCTGATACCAGGGTCCCTCATACCTTTTTGTATTACTACAAAAGAGTAATGCTACACTATAAGTTGCCAGTCTTCATCTGAGTAACTTTCAAAGTCACCAAAGTCTATCGACTCTTCTGACTCATTAAGTGAATCATTGACAACTGGTTCACTGCCTATCTGACGTGTGTTAAAAACATACGACGATAAATTAGTACCAAAGCTTTGTAAAAGCTTTTCGTCTGTACTAACCATTAACTTCTCTAAGAAGTCATCTGGAAAATGTTTTGCAAGAGTCGACCAGCTCTTGTCAATTGTCATGTTAAAGTCTTCAAATAGCTTTAACATCTTATCTGTAATGTCGTTTATATTACGATCATTAACATCATTCTTTGGATCTAATGTCAATAAATCCAAACCTACGAAAAGTTGAGAAATTCTCGTCTTAACTATCTCTGCGTTATTTGTATTTAAAAGCATACAAATTAACATTATATCATCATCTCGTAACTCCTTTAATGATGAATAGTTCCTACAGATCTCTGAAAAAGTTCTGTAAGTCGAGTAAACTTCTTCCTTAACTATGAAGAGTTTATTATCTTTTGATATTATAGAATCATCTTCTATATTATCAAAGAATATCTTTAATTCTTTTGATAAATGAATTAAAGTACTCAAATTATTGTCAAGGTTTTTACTTCCAATAATTCGGTTACATGCCGCATATATCATTCTATGCGTCAGTAATGTTTGTATAATAAGGATATCTTCCTTACTATACCCATTTATCACCTTATGGAAGTCTTTTCCAAATGATGATGTTAATATTCCTGGTACATTCAATTGTATCATGATATCAATTATGTTTTCGAAGTGTTTAAACTCGAAAGCATCAATTGTTTCCAAGAAGAATTTTAAATTCTCCGGAGACCATCTTGCATCCCGGTGCTGAGAATACCAGGCTGCTAATGCTAGGTAGTTACTAACTTTCTTGTTTGTAACTAGTAATTTTGTTGGGATAGGAGTGATCTCTAACCCATCTAAAATCAGATATTTTGCAAATTCTGCAATTTTTACTGACATCTTAGGGTTATTTGGATTAAACAAGTAACCTTTGCTTAAATTGCATTCGACATTAGCTGCGTTTGCAATTCTAACATATGTATCAGGGACTTTACAAGCCCCATCATCACATGTGATTACTAGATCATCACCTAATAATCTATAGAAAGCTTCCGGATCTTCAAATCCGAGTAGTCTCATTACTGTTAGAACACATATATGGTGTTCTAGGGCAAAGGACGGGAAGGATGATAAAAATCCTTGCGGCTGACCATTTGAGAATTTGAATCTCATTTTCTCATAACCAAATTTGATGACACTTTCAGATGTCATCATATCCAGCCATAGGTCAGCTAAATCTGACCCTTGATCATGATTGATAAGGACTAATTCCTTTAAGATCAACCATTGCAATCCCATACTAAAAGTATCGGATGCATTTGTTAAATCTAAAGAGTACACACTCTTGGATGGCTCCTTTTCCATCACATAACGAATATGTTGTTGGCCTTTAGATTGATCAAAGGTACAATCAGATGGTATCCTTTGCAATACATTAGCTAGAATATTATGGTACCATAATAATCTATCCTGTTCTGAATTATTCAAAGGATGAATAATTCTAGGTTTTGGTTTCCGTTGTTTTATAACAACGGATTTCCTTCGTTGTGATTTAGCAGATATTTTCTGCTTAATCTCATTACTTACTCTATATTTCAGGTTAAATCCTGTAATAGAGTCAAACTTACTTGATGGATAAATCTCCTTAAAGTAATCATCTTCAATACAAGAGGCGAATAGCCCTGGTATTGTTATTCTCTTATTCTTGTATATCATACTAGAACAAGTACTATTTACTGATAATAATGGTTGATTATTATCATAGACAAAGAGCCTCTGGTTTCTGTGTACAGATCGAAGAGCTCGAACTATATCAGCAGCCCATAAAGGCGGTCTAGTATTGTTAACTATAGAATCCTTAATGATTCTAATAGTCTCCTTTATCTCATTAATACCTTCAAGTATAATGGGATTATTGTTAGAATTACTGTCTTTAAAGTCAGTAATGGAACTATACTTTGGCGTACCTGAAATTAGGTCAATAGTTTCCTTTGCCATTGAATCTTCTTCAGATTTCAATAGTACCGGTTCATTAACTAGGTTATACACACTAGCTAATAATCTACAAACTATTACTGACGACCTTAGTGATAGTTTCCTCTCATGGCTTAAAAGCTTTAAGGCTTTATACCATGGTCTAAATGAATTAGGTCTAACATCCTCCTTCATTACTAATAAACTACCGAATTTAACTTCGATAGTATTATTATGCATTATAAGTTCCATCTGGTACTTATCTGATGAAACACTCTGTATTACAAAAGACAATATAGAGTTTAATGTTCTTTGATGTCGTTTACCGGCATCTCTAAACTCCCTACGATGTTTGTCAGAAGGCAAGTGTCGGTAAGCATTCGTGTAGCTGTGAATGCAGTTATACAGTACATTCTCTGTATCAATCAACAAAGAATTTGGTAGAGATTCAGTT